GAACTATATGAAAAAGAGACCAATACCACCAATGGGTTTGTCGAGGAAAGGGGTGAAGTTGGTAAATGTGTAATTCAATAAACTTTCGTTCTTTCAAATACTTCTTCTAGGTGTTTGACAAAATGAAAACAAAATGTGATATAATACTAGATGAACACACAGGTAAAAAAACTCCTCAGGGGGAAAAAGGCGTGCTCTCCGTCGTCACATCTCTGGTTGAAGAAGAAAAACGGTTCCATGACAAAGGGTGCTGTTAAGATTGGTCAGGGGCAATATGGTCGAGTCTACAGGGGTTGTGTCGACGATGGATGTAAGAAGTATATAGTCTACAAGGAGATTCGAACACCTTCACTTAGTGAGAAGACCAACAACATTCCCCTAGCTGGATTCAAAAAGGCTCTCTTAGAAATAAACCCTAAGATGGAATTTACCATCGCCCAAAAGTTAGAAAACTTTGGAGTTCCAAAGATGTATCTTTACAAGTCGTGTGACAAAAAGGACATTCTCTATTCCGAACTCATTGACGGAGAGGAGCTTGGGACGTGGTTCATAAATAAACCATCCTTAGAGGCTGTCAAGTCTGTCATGGCTCAAGTTATACACAATCTATATCGCATCAAACAAAGGTTCCCAGGGTTCAGGCACCACGATCTCCACAGTGGAAACGTTTTGATTCGCTCCGTTCCTCGGAAGGATATACAGATTAAAGTGAAAAACACAAAGTATTCCATCCCAAACGGTGGTGTCGAGGCTGTCATGATTGACTTTGGATTTTCTGTTTTCCCTCGAATCAAAAACCCCCTGGTCAATGAATCCAATTACAAAAACATAGGTATATCGAGAAAGTCGAACGAATTTTACGATTTACACTTCTTCTTAAACACAATGTATGGCCTCGCTCGGCGACCTGCGAACAGGACTGAACGACTCGTGAAGAGTTATGTGGAATCCCTCTTTTCAAAGGAATATCTTGGGGTGAAATCGACAAAGATCAAGATGCACAGATTACGGGGAAATGTCAATCACGCACTACCCGGCTTTGAGGCGGCTCTCACTAAACCCTTCTTTATGAGGCAGAATAGGGAGACACAAGTTCAAAAACTCATCAAGACTGTAATTAAAAGACCCATGGCTACACCCAGACTCGTGGCACCCAAACCACGTGTCAATCAGGATGGGAACGCTAAAGCGCGTGCCATCGCAATCTTAAAGGCAGCCAAACAGGCGCCCAAAAAGAGACCAGTGATGAAAACAAACAAAAAATAAATCTAAACCAATAGTAAATGTTTCTTCTTGCACTTGTTATCGTCATCGTTGCCATAGTGCTCATCAAAGTTTGTATGAAAAAGTCACCCAAGAAGGCTGGGGGTGGTGGGTATACAGTTTACGGGACCATGGGTTGTGGTTGGACTCGTAAACAGTTGGAGTATATGAAGCAATCTGGCACACCTTTCACCTTTGTCGATTGTGACAGTGAAGAATGTGCTGGTATCACAGCTTTCCCCACCACTGTTGATCCATCTGGTGAGCAGACGGTTGGATTTAAAAAGTTTTAGATACCGCGCACAATCTGCACGGAGAGGGAAAGAATGAACGCATCAAGGAGAGACTTGATGGGCTTGAGAACGGAGATGTGCTTGACGAGGGAGCGGTTCCACACAAGGCGGAGGATGAAGGTGCTGATGAGAAGGTTGAGCACAAACACGAGAACTTCCATGAGGGCGTCAGACTTGTTACGAGACTTGGTAATCTCCGAGATCATTTACTAGATGTCAATATTTTTTTCTGAGTACACTACAGATGAAAAACCTCCCCCTGAGTGGAAACGAAAGTAAGTTCACGACGAGGAGGTGGGGATCTTCGAGGGGTATAGGGAATAATAACTGCTACGCGTACGCTGTGGGTGACTATGAAGCGTATAGGTGGCAGAAATCCATTCCCGGTGACCGCTCTGGTCTGTCGAACAGGGGTCATAACTACACACACTGCACCGGACTCCCGAAGCGCGTCATTTCTGACAATCCCAAAAAGGTGTACAAGACGGACGCCACCAAAAAATGTAAGAAGGGTTATTTCAAGGTCATGATGTTTGTGTCGCCCGGTAGAGCGACAAACTACATCAGACAGGGAGACTTTCACTTTTACAAACAGCATGGTGTCGTGGAATACAAGATTAAACCTGGAGATACTATTCAATCTGTAGCTAAATTCTTCAAGGTTCCTGAATCGAGGATTAAAAGGGGAGGTACTTTCAAGGTAGGCAAGCGTATAACGTTCAGGGCTAACGTGTTTAGTCATAAACGTGGTTGGGCTACCGGTCCACTTTTAACCGACGCGAAAGGTAAAATCATCAAGGATCCTCGTAAATCGTCGAGGAACTATCCTGGGCTGAACTACGAGAGGTATTGTAGCTCATTCTGCGTCAAGAATAGAGGAATCAAAGTCGGAAAGACTCATCCCAAGGTCCGCAAGAATACTCTCTAAATCTGGAAGTTCTTCAACATCAAAATTTATATCAAAAAGATCTAAAACATTGAAAATAGATTCTTCATCCAATGTCACAGAGTTCGCCGCTGCTGTGACATTGTTCTGAATCGTCACCACCACTTTAAACCGCGTCGCGTCAATCACTCTTCGACACACCGGGCACGTATTCTTACCTTGATTTTTCCATTCCTCTAGACAGCTGGAATGAAATACATGTCCACATCTGAGCGGAGGATTGGCCCTCGTCGCCCTGACTTCATTGAGACATATGGAGCATGTCTGCATTCTAGAGTATGGGTTCAAAGTTTTTTCATTGATTTTTCTCACTTAGTATGTGTTGGGTGTCTTTAAGAGAGGCTTGTCGCAGGAGTTGCACTTTCCGGTGCCCTGCTCGGCCTGCACGGCGTCCATGATCTTGGGACCCTGCTTTTGAAGAAGCTGCCTAAACGAGTAGTTATCCTCGAAGGTAATTCCATTTTTCTTCATGATGTGGTTGTTGAGTAACTGGGCTGAGGTATTTACGGTAAAGCACCTGCCATCCGCCATTCCAAGTCGCTGAGACATTTTGTTAATATAAATTTAGAAATTAATTCGGCGATTGGTAACGGTCTTCATCCAAGAATTAAACCCCTTTTCTCGAAGGTGTTTTACCATGGGATCACAACGGTATCCGAGGTAAATGTCAAAAACATCCGTATCCTCTGTGTGTGAAACTCGAATCTGGGGGTTCTCGTTAATGTGCTGGTTAATGACGTTGTAAGCGAATGCGATCTCTTTTAGGGTTTCGGCTCCAGTGATGATGATCTTTCCGGTGCTGAAGATACTGCAGGTGATTTCCTTCATATCCTCTGAAGGTTTGAATTTGATCTTTACAGCTGAATACCGATCAGGCTCGAAGGACACCTTGAAAATGTCATCATACTCTTCAAACCAACTCGCAACCCTGATCAGATTGACATTATAGTTCAAACTGAAGTTCGAGTTGATCATCACAACCCGGAAGGACTCCTCTGGGATGTCGATGTCTACAGTCAAAAACTTTTTGAAGATGTGTTTCAACTGGGTGATGATGCGCTTACAGTCGAAAAGATCACAGCAACCAGCGACTTGAATACTCCCATTTGGGAACACCTTTACCGACTTTGTGCTATACGTGTCATGATAGGTCAGGGTAATCTGATTGTAGAAGGTGGTTGGCTTGAGTTTCCATTCAAAGCCACCGACAGTGGAATCTTCTTTTCGCAATTTATACGAACCGATCGATTCAAAGCCTTCCCTGAGCTTCTTTATATCAATATCCTGCATAAAGCTGGATACCATAGTGATGGTAGTAATCTTCACCCACGAAGGGCGAAGATCATCGGGAAGGCTCTTACGAATCTCATCCAGAGTAAGAAGGTATGAAAAACTGTTATTCGCTATGGACGAATACATTTTTAAACATAAATTTTCAAATGTATGAGGTCAACTTAGGTGTCCATTTTGCAACATGTGTAATCGTAGCGATACATTCCATTTCTCTCTCTATCAGGAAAGGGTGGAATTTCTGTACCATCGACCGCGGTTCCACCAGCCTTTAATTGAAATCGAGTCAACACCTGATTCTTACCCGGACACTTAACATCAAACGCTTGAAGTCCCATCGCACTATCGGACACGAGGTCTTCGGGTTTGAGGGCACCGGTGATCGTTTCATAATTCTGACATTCACCACTCGTCAAGGTGTCCAAACATTTGTAAAAGTATTGTGTGGTGTTCATATTTTTATTCGCGGGGTTGACGGTGTAGTCATATCTGAACTGACTGATCGGGGTGTCACCCTTACTTTCAGTCATGACTTTTGTCGATTCACTCGCACCCCTGATCCCACCAATATCACAACGAACGTTGTGACGGTAAATGGTTCTCAAATCTATCGGAACGTCCATGATTTTTTCACCTAAAGAGGCCCTCGACACCTCCGGTGTTTTGAAAGTCTCCAAAGACACCTCCGCGTTAATTCCACCGAGGCAGGTATAGTCATATTTATACAACCCCCCACCACACTGTGATAATTTAAACTGTTTGATCGCGTTCTTACCGCAATCAATTTTCATCGTGAGGTCATGGATGTTCGTGGAACAGGGAGTGTTTCTTTCATCTTCATAGAATATCTTTTTCCTTTGAAGTCGAACCAAGTCGGCCATATCTTCGGACTGATTCTGTTCCGCCAAATCAAAAATAGCTTGTTGGGCTTCATCTTCGTTATACAGTGCTGACAACTCGCTCCTATAGGCCTGTAATTCATCTTCCTCGTCCTGTATTGGATCGTATTCATCATCCACGGTCCCGGCTGGATTGTCCGGAATAAAATCGGCCGCGGTCTTTGGCAAAACTTTTTTGAGTCTTGCTGTAAAGTCATTCGTCCCACGTGGCGCGAGGAACCCCGCCGTAAGTGGTGAACTACAACACAACGAGCAGCACACACCGGCAGCAATGACGACCGCAGTCATTTATATATCAAAATATTTTTTTACTTAGAGACAAGAACTCTTTATATAACACATGTTTATGGGTTCTTTAAACAATCTTTCATCTGCTCTATTTGTCCATGATATCGAGTCTGACCTGCACTATGTTGAAATCGTCTACAAGAAGTGGAACAGTAAACGTAAGGAATACGACGCCTACACCGACTACATCAACACCGAGCCTATCGGAGATTGGACCAAGATTTCGTGGAAGTCTACTTCGCCCGTAGATTACTACAAATTTCTGGATGTCATGGTTGTAAAGACCGTGGAGGTGCTTCAGCGTATGGCTGAACTGTATCTCGAACAAATACTATACTCAAAGCATGATCCTCGCTTCTACGTCAGGTTGATCAACTCTGTTAAAATTCTGGATCCGACATTCCAGCCACCTCGCATTGATATGGAAAGTGCTTGGCAAGTGGATTTCATCACAAAGTTTTCAAAGAAGTATATCCCCGGTGTCGTGCAGACGTGTATATCAAAAAAGCGACTGCTTTACTTTATCTCCGTAATGCATAAACTAACATCAGAATAATGAGGACTACCACGGCAACTTTGACCGAATCGGGGGTCCTGTGCTTCTTTTGGTTTGAAACACCTACACTAACAACCTTGGGTTTCTTACAAGAAACCCCGTAGTCGATGTTGCGTCTGGGGTGAATTTCCCTGTTCATGACGTTTTGAGTATCCTGCTTCGCGCAGAGATTGGTATCGCAAAAGGGACTCTTCGTCGTTTTATGAATCTCATGCACGCCGATCTTATCTAAGAGCCTCTGCTCCCTGTCAGTGGGTCGCTTACGAGTGATCGAATCTCGTGTAAAATATTCCTTAATCTCTGTTCTGTCCGTCTCTCGTATTCCTCCTGGAAGGGAGAATTCGTGTACGACAAATGGATTCACCTTGTCCATGGAATGTTCATCACTGAGCATAAAATCACTCATTCTTGTTATTACTTCAGATTATATTTTTTGTCGTGCATTTTAGATTGATGCTCTTTCCACATCTTGTCCAAATCTACGTTGAGCATGTGCGCCAGTTGAAACAAGTAACTGAAGACATCACCCATCTCCATCATCACGTCGGTTCCCCTCTCCTTCTTCAAGTTTGTCTTCTTGAATGTCTTCTTATACTGACGGATCGCCGATGCCAACTCCCCGACCTCCTCCGTCAGCAAAAGCCAGACCGTATCTACCGCGGCCCTGTCCCACCCCTTTTGCTTGCATACCTTCTCAGTTTCGCATTTGTAATAGTTTAGACTCATATGTGCTTATTCACTATTCGGGTGTAATCTTTAATTGATTCCCACTTTATTACGGGGTAACTTTTTACCAACAGTGCTGGTATTGACCGGCCTATCCATGGGCTGACTGATCGTGTCAATCTCTTCGGCGTAGGTCATGAACTGAGACACGCCAGTTTGAATTTGACCCAGAGAGGTGTCTATGACACGGACGTTCATGTCCCTCACCTGGTTGTTGATGTTGTTGTAGTGGTCGCCGGAATTGCTGATGAACACGGCTCTCATGATGCCATACAAATCATCTGGGTTTTGATAGTCGATGGCGATGCCAGTCCTGTTCTTGAACGTCTGACGGATACCACGTTGAATCAGGTCTTTGTTGTAAGGAGAAAAGAACAGCTTGTTTAGGGGGGTCTCACACTGCTTCAGAGAATCAAGGTGTAAGTTGTCACACATTTAATATAACGGACGAAAAAAAAACATCTGTAAATATTAAATGCTGAATCCCGCTGACTTTAAAGATTATGACTCGAAGCCGAACAATGTTGAGGAGATCCCGTGCAAACCCCCAGCCTGCTTCGTTGGGTCGTATGCTCCTGTAGCCAAGCCCGGACAAGACGGTCCTTTCTACGTGAACACCTACCTCACACAACCTGACAGGAAGTTTGAGACGTTGGGTCCCGCGACAGTGCGAAGCGGGGACCTTGAAAAGTGCACGAAGTAGTTTAAAAATAAAATTTGAACATTAGGTATATGAGGGTCATTAAACGCTCAGGTCGTATTGAGGATATGAGATTTGATAACGTCACCAATAGGATCAAGAATTTAACGTATGGACTCTCTGAAAATTGTGATTCCTCCAAAGTTGCTCAGCAGGTATTTTCTTCGATGTATGACAATATCACCACCCAGGAAATTGACATACTCTCCGCTGAAATCTGTGTTGGTATGATCACCGCAGATCCAGATTATGAAATTTTGGCCACCCGTATTATCGCTAGTAACATTCACAAGGTTTGCCCGAACAACTTTCACCTCGCCATGAGAAAACTACAAAAAGGTGGTGTCATCACCGACGAAGTCGTCGAAGTCGCCCAACAAGTAAAGGATCACATCAAGACCGACCGAGATTTTGAATTCGGATATTTTGGTCTCAAAACACTCGAGAAAAGCTACCTTCAAAGGGTAAATGGGAAGCTCATCGAGACTCCACAATATATGTTCATGAGGGTTTCCATCGGTATTCATGGTAAAGACATCGCCGCCGTCCTCGAGACGTACGATAAAATGTCACAGGGATATTTCATTCACGCGACACCGACTCTTTTCAACGCGGGAACACCCAGACCCCAGATGTCTTCATGCTTCCTCATCGCTGGGAAGGATGATTCCATCGACGGCATTTACGGGACACTCACAGAGTGTGCCCAAATTAGTAAGTGGGCGGGTGGGATCGGGCTCCATATTCACAATATTCGAGCAAACAAGTCTCGTATCCGAGGAACGAACGGTCAATCGGATGGTATTATCCCGATGCTCCGTGTGTTCAACGCGACCGCTCGCTACGTCAACCAGGCCGGTCGGCGTAAGGGTAGCATCGCGGTCTACCTCGAACCTTGGCACCCCGACATTTTAGAGTTTCTCGAGCTTCGCCTCAATCAGGGTGACGAGGAAGCGCGTTGTAGGGATCTCTTCACAGCCATGTGGATCCCCGACCTCTTCATGAAGAGGGTCGAGGAGGGTGGCACGTGGTCTCTCTTTTGTCCGGACAAGGCGAAGGGTCTCTCTGATGTATACGGTAAGGAGTTTGAAGAGTTGTATACAAAGTATGAAGATGAGGGTCTCGCTAACGTGACAATTCCAGCCACTGACGTGTGGAAGGCTATTCTCAAAAGTCAAACTGAGACTGGCACACCATACATGCTTTACAAGGATGCGTGCAACTCCAAGAGCAACCAAAAGAACTTGGGTGTTATCAAGAGTTCCAATCTCTGCACGGAGATTTTGGAATACACCGACAAAGACGAAACCTCAGTGTGCAACCTCGCTTCCATCGCTCTTCCCAAGTATGTCGACAAAGACCAGAAGACGTTTGATTTCCAGAAGCTGCACGAGGTGACGAAGATTGTCACTAAAAACCTGAATCGAGTTATCGATCGTAACTTTTACCCGGTCGAGACGGCTCGTCGATCCAACATGAAACACAGGCCTATCGGACTCGGTGTTCAGGGTCTAGCTGATGTGTTTATTCTCTGCGGTCTCCCCTTCGATTCAGAGGAGTCGCGAACTCTTAACGCACACATCTTCGAGACGATGTATCACGCGGCTCTAGAGGCCAGCTCTGAACTCGCCGAAGTTGAGGGATCCTACGAATCCTTTGAGGGTTCCCCAGCCTCCGAGGGTATCCTTCAGCCAGATATGTGGGATGGTGAAGTGAAATTCAGTGGAAGATACGACTGGGATGCCATGCGTGAACAAGTCAAGACAAAGGGACTCAGGAACAGTCTTCTCATGGCCCCGATGCCAACCGCGTCGACCGCCCAGATTTTGGGAAACAACGAGTGCTTCGAACCTTACACGACGAACATTTACCTGAGGCGCACACTCGCCGGTGAATTTGTCGTGGTCAACAAACATCTCGTTAATGACCTGAAACGTGTCGGTCTCTGGTCGAAGGAAATGAAGGATCTGATGGTTAAAGCTGGTGGTTCCATTCAGAATATCGTGGACATTCCAGATGCTATTAAGAATCTTTACAAGACTGTGTGGGAAATTAGTCAGAAATGTATTATCGATATGGCAGCGGACCGGGGTCGTTTTATCGATCAATCACAATCTATGAACTTGTTCATGGAGAGTCCAACCCTCTCGAAGCTCTCCTCCATGCATATGTATGCTTGGAAGGCGGGTCTCAAAACTGGAATGTACTACCTCCGTTCAAAGGCCAAGGCGCGCCCTATCCAGTTCAGTCTTGAACCTGACTGTGTCGCGTGTTCAGCTTAAAGTTTTGAGTTGCATAACAAGTACAGAACTCATGGACAAAGCGATTGAAAATATTCAGATTAATGAATACAACAACCGAAGGATCGTCATTTCTACGAAGCAGGGAACCCCTCTAAAGATTCAGTTTCCTCGTATGTATATGCCCTTCGGTGTTTCGGGTTTCGTCCCAGAAATTGGTCCAACAAAATACAACATCGACTTTGCCATCAAGGGGTATGACGAGGAGGGAAGCTACATGAAAAAGTTTTACGATTCTCTACGAACCCTCGAGAACATGATCATCGACGCGGTGGTGGCCCAGAGTGAAACCATCTTTGGAAGCCCCATGACCCGTGAAGAACTTTTACCCATGTTCAATTCAAACGTCAAGGAGTCTACGGACCGCGAACCAAAGTTTCGCGTCAAGGTTGACACAACGGTAGAGGATCAAATCAAGGCAAACGTTTTCGACGCTGATAAAAACCCTCTACGTGACACGGTGGAGAATGGACTGTATTCGAGAAATTCAGGACATGCCATTGTCGAGCTTGGCAGTGTGTATTTCTTGAACAGGAAGTTTGGATGCACCTGGAAACTTCAACAGCTCATCGTCTATGAGCCTCAGAACTTGAAGGGATTTCAATTTAAGATTTAGATTTATTTAACAAAAGAATACTATACACCTTTTGCGCCTCCTTAAGCAGTTTACCCTGAACCCTGGTAAACTTCTTTGGGTCTATGCCTAATTTAATTTTAGCGACCTTCACAGAGTCTTCCCATTTAGAGAGAGTCATTCTTACTTATTATCCTTGATTATTTTTTTGTAGGATTTGGAACCCTTCTTGGGAACGAGGCAGAAATGGTCCTTCTTTTCCGCCTTCTCTTTGGCGATCATGATGAACGCCCGGAAGGTGGGGTTCTTCTTCAGGGACTTCTTCGCCGCCTTGCTCGCCGCCTTCGAGATGATGCGGCCATCCTTCATCTTGAGATCACTTTTACGCAGACCACCGGAGGTCTGAGTAGCGTTACCATGGAAAACTTCAGCGCGAGAACCAACAGTCATTTATATTAAGCGCGGAAAATTTTTTTAATGTCCAAGATTGAAATCTTATCCGTTGTCCTGTTGACGGGGATTTGTGATTTAATTCGATCGTCGTTCAAGACTTCCGAACAAACCAGGGACTTGTGACCTTGGAGAGCCATCATTTCTTCTTCAACACTCACAAATCTGGGACATTCCTTATAGACCAGCTTTTTAACGTGAACAGCCTGTGTCTGACCCATGCGGTGACTTCGACCAATCGCTTGTAATTCCGTAGCTGGATTCCAGGCAGGTGCTGTGATGTAGACCCTGGTGGCTTCTTGGAGGTTGAGACCCTGACCACCACTCTTGATTTGGATGATGAAGACTGCGCCCGGTCCAGCCTTTTTGAAACCCTCGATCTGCTGGACCCGCGTCTCTTTGGAGACGGATCCGTCGATTCTGAACACCGGACAAGTCATCTGGGACTGAATATAGTTCATCTCACCCCTGAATTGACAGAAGACGAGTGTCTTTTCGTCCGGATGTTCGGCGATCATCTTGAAAAGAGTCTCCATCTTATTTGATCTGCCAGTCCACCTGGTGGCTTCAGTCTCATTTTTTTGTGCGACGCCATCCAAGTACATCTGAGGCCAGATCATACACTGCCTCGCTCTCAAAAGACATTCGAGAATGATCATGTTCTTCGAGTTCAGGCTTTGGACAGGACCCCTGAACGCGTCTTGGATGATACCCTGTGCCTCCAAGAACACAAATTCATAGAGTGACTTTTCTTCATCAAACATCTCGAGCTCGATGTTATCAAACGTGCACGGAGGAAGTCTGAGACGTTCGTTGAGCTTGACGAGGTCCTCCTTGGTGCGTCGAAGGATGTAGACATCCTTGATCTCCCTGGTCCTTCCTTGGACAAAGTTTCTCGAGAGACCGAGGAACGCGCAGAGAGAGACAAAGTCTTCCATGGAGTTGAACACGGGAGTGCCAGTGACGATCCATTTGATATCAGTCTTGAGGCGGCAGACGTTCTTGAAAATCTTAGAACGTTTGTTTCGGATCTCGTGAGCCTCGTCGAGGATGACACGATCCCAACGACAGTTGTGAAGAGGTGTCTTGGCGTCCTCGTCTCCACCGTGCACACTGAGAAGCGTATATGGTGCGATGGTCACCGAACATCTCCCAGGCGTTGTCAGGAGTTCATAGTCCAAGACGCGACCGGGTCCCTCAAAGACTCGAACACCGAGTGTGGGGGCGAAACGTTTGATTTCTTCGACCCATTGTGTGATAATGGATTTGGGTACGACGATTAAGGTGCGTTGTTTTGGATTTCCAAGCATAGTGGAAATCAGTTGCACCGTCTTACCCAGACCCATTTCGTCACATAGGAATCCACCCTTGGGACCCGAAGTTTGGCCTTCCATACCGAGCATCCATTGAACACCGTCTCGTTGATAGGGTATGTAAAGGCGGGTGTTGATGGTATTTATTGCCAGTTTATACTGTGCACTAGTCATCTTCGTATGGATCCTCGTCAGATAAGTGGTGCACTTCACACTGGACTGGTTCCTTTTCTTTTTTTTTACGAGTTTTCTTCAACTTAGGTGGAGGAAGTTCATTTTTATGTTCCCTAAAATAGAGAACCTTTTCCCAAAATTCTCTCATGATCGGAAGGTATGTTTTCCACCACTCTCGATCCCTCTTAACATTGACCACATCAAACTCTTCGGGAAGGGGCCAATTCGTCTCTGCCGGCTTGTATTGGATGAAGTCAGCCTCTTCGAGATCCAAGATTTCCATACAGAGTTGAAGCTGGGGCATGTAGTGTTCCGGAACTTGACCAGGAATAATTTTACGTTGGGGAGGGCACTTAATCTCGACGAGTTTTCCAGACTCTGAGACTCCGTCGGGGCTTCCTCCCAACCACTTGTGCTCGGGATGAGGGACGAGGCCAATCTCGTGAACCTTCTCACCGTGCCTCTCCTCGTAGAGGATACGGGCCTCATCCTCATACTTTTCACCGTGCTTCGTGGCGGCGTTGCCGGTGAATTTTTCACCCAAACCACACTTTTTGAGGAGGAGGTCGTCGGGGGTCTGATAAGGATTCTTGCCGATGGCCGTGGCCGCATCACTGGCTGTCAGCATCTGACCACGGAGAGCGAGCCATTCCTCCGACTTCTGTGGGGCATATTCCCGCCCGATCAGTTCTTTAACATATGGATGCATATTAAATAGTACTATTTTCTAGTTTTTAAGCTCGACTTAGGTGAAATCATACTTGCAATATGTTCCCACCATCTCAAAATAACTTCGGGCGGCGTTCTGTTCCGCCTGCTTCTTACTTCTCGCGACACCACGGGCGAAGAATGCGTTCTGCACGTAGATGTCGATGTAGAATACACCCTCTTCGTGACCAGCCACCCTATATTCTGGTAGTTCCCAACCGTTGACCTGGCAGTAACGCATGAGATGATCCTTGTAGTTGTCATCAACCATGATCATATTCATGTCTATGATTTGTGGATTTTGATAGATTCGTAGGATGAATTCTTTGGCGTGAATCAGTCCAATATCCATATAGATTGCCCCGATGAGAGCCTCAAAGACGTCTTCGAGAATCTTCGTATTGTTGTTCCACGAGTTCCGCATACCCTTCTCATCCATGATGACATACTTGTTGAGACCTAGATAGTTTGCTATGTGGGCCAGTGTTTCACCACGAACGAGCTTTGTGCGAGCTTTCGTGAGGAAACCTTCTTGCTTATTTTCATATCGATCAAACAAAAATTTGGTGATGACAAATCCCAACACGGAATCACCGATAAATTCAAGAGTTTCAAAAGACTCGGTAAGATTTTCATACTCCTTAAGAGCGGACTTATGCGTAAAAGCTTTTTGGTACAAACCTAGGTTTTTTATTTTTGTACCAACAACTTCTTCAATCTGTGCCTTTTCGATGAAAGTCACCATGTTGTTATGTAATATATGTTTTTATTTTTTAAGCCTTCTTGAGGTAATGAGGAGAGAGATACTTCTGAAGGTTAAGGTAGGTGACGACGACACCCTCGGGAGGAGAGAGGAGTTCGCGGAGCTTGTCGTCGAGGATAATCTGACGACCGTTCTCGGGGTGCTTAAGACCCTTGTCGGTGATATACTTGTTGATGAACTTGGTCACCTCAGAACGAGAGACGAGCTCACCATCAGCAATACCAATGAATTCACGCAACTTAGGTGTGATTTCCTGCTTGCGATTGAATCCGTTGTTCTCGGCGCGCTTCTTGGCCTTCTCACCGTCAGGATCTTCCTGGGTGTTCTTGACCTTACGGATGAGCTTAGTGAGGTTCTTCACGTCGTTACGAAGGGCGGCGAGTTCGGTCTGGATGGTTTCAAGAGACATTATATCTTTCTTACCCCCCTAATCTTTAAGTCTATGATTATGATGAAACAGAAACATATGAACACCCGTAAAATGTAGTTAAAAGCCTTCTCACGATCTGGTGCTTTCAAGGGTTTCGTGTCGACGATGTCAGGGACATCTAGGTATCTGAATGGGGGTCTCGAGCCATCGGAGACACAGCCACCGAAGCAGCAGTCTTCTGGACATCGGAGGACCCTGTCACCTCGACGCACCCCACAGAACTGATTTGGATTGCCTCTCAGCTGGTAACATCTACACTCGTCTATAACGTTGCAGACCATATTATTATATCCCAATATATTAATGGACGAACATATTTATTCAAAGTCAGCCATGGATAAATTCCTGAATGAGCACCTCCTCTTCAGGGATCCAAAGCTGAAGAAGTATTTCGATCGTAATCTTCAGAGGGATGTGGGTAAATTCAGGAGTCATGCACACACGAACCACTCGACAAAGTCTTTCGAGAAGTTCATGTATGTGCTGATCACGGATAGTATACGCGACATCATTCTTCAAACCATTGGTGAACTCACAGATCACATGAAGGGTATGGGTGATTTGGTAATCAGTGGTGGTGAGGCGTTCAACATGCACACCGACTATGAAGAGAGGATCGTCACGAGTGACATAGACGCGAAGTTCGTTCCTCGCATGACTGTCGATCCAAAGTTTTTTGGTAAACTGCAAGCGACAAAACTCATTCTCTGGGATAAACTCGGACAGACGGCCCAAAAACTGAACTTACGCGTCAAAAACAGGCTGCTATCCATGCGTAAAAGGTATTCCAAGATTTTTAAGTTTTTGGGTATAAATTTCAGCACGAAGGGTCCATACGTGACCAGGCGATACACACTGATCAAGAAGAAGAAGGTGAGAAAGGATGACAAACCGAGTAAGGGAGATGTCTTCATCGATGTCGAACTGTTCGCACTCGATCTCAACATAAGATATTTCTCCACCAAGACAGGTAAAGTTGAGAACACCACCGTCGGTGGCATCTTAGACATACCCTTCATGCGCCCGAAGGAATTTGGGTATGAGGTTGTCCTCACGAGACGACGAGGTGTGACATACCGTAACGTGGATACAGGCAAGCTCGTGACGAACAAGAAGGTTTTCGTCTCGAGTAAAGAGTTTCTCATCGAGGACATTTATTTGATGCACAAGTTGAAGTTGAGGCCAGAGAAGAAGGAGAAGGATCGTCAGAGGCTGGTGAAACTTTCCAAACTCTTCGTCAAGAACATCAAAACCAGTGACTCGATTGAGACTGTGTTCCGGCGTGTCAGGAGCAAAATAGTGAAGAAACGACCAGTCACGAGGAAAGATGGCAAGGTTTCAATGTCCAGGGCGGCGAAGATAAATCCTAATAAGTATAAGAATTATACGTCAGAACCTTCAGATGAACGTCTCTCCAAACAGTTTGTGCACGGGTTGAAGACTTCTTCCAATAAGATAAAAGTCAGTGGTTATGAGAATACATCAGGAAACAAACGGTTCAACCTTGAATCCCTCAGGTGGAAGAATGTAACTAACAATTCATACGTGAAAAATGAGATGAATCTGAGAACGAAAAATGCAAAGAGCATTCCAAAAAATTTAAATGTGAGTAAGACATTGTATGGTCATAATCCCAGGAGAAACAGGTGGGTTCCAAATGCAGTCGTAAACAAGGCTGCTGCTATACCATTTGTTGGTTTAAAGAAATAGATCTCAAGTACAGTATAAAATGCTTTTCGATACTCTCACCAAGGGCGATGACGGTCTTCGTTTCGTGAAGGTTCTCAACGACAACAAGCGCAAGGTTCTCATTCAGATGAACGGTGTCAGGATCTCCGACATCTCCGACGAAGTTGTTCTAGATCTCATGTCTGACTCGAACATCGAGAAGGTCAGTGCCATCGACACCAAGAATGTCGAGGCCGCCCAAGAGAATTCCGCCGCGTGGTTCGGTAAGGAGCTTTCGGAGGGTGTCATCAGGGGAGCGTATACACCCAGCGTGGTGGATAACCAGCTCAGCTGCGACAGGATTGAGGTGACTAAGGTTTTCGACTCTCAGCAGCAGGCTGTTGATTTTGAGACTCTCCAGAAGGATCAGGCCTGTGATGTCATTTTGGAATTTTCCGGACTTTGGTTTGCCAAGAAAACTTTTGCCTGCACTTGGAATCTTGTCCAGGTCAGGCTCCACCCCGAGCCAGTCCTCGATACTTACCCAGACCAGTATGCTTTTGTCGATGATGACGAGCAATAAAAAAAATTGTTAATTATATATAAAAGATGTTGAAAGGTCGCAACCAAAACATTATGATGTTGGTCGCCGTGGCTGTCCTTATCTTCCTCCTGTGCAACTTGAACTCCAAATCCTCTTACACCATCACAGAGCGTCAGTATGCGCCCTTCAGCTCTGGCCCCGCTGCCGGCCCCGCCGCTGGTCCCGCCGCTGGTCCCGCCACCTGCGGTATGAACCAGGGCACGGGCCTCGCCTCCTCCCTTCTCCCCCGTGAGATTGCCTCTGAGGAGGACTTTGGCCAGTTCGCGCCCGAGGATGTCCTCGCTGGTCAGAACTTCCTCGATCCCCGTCAGCAGATTGGCTTCCCCGAGACTGTCGGCGGTGCCCTTCGCAACGCGAACCAGCAGATTCGCAAGGACCCCCCTAACCCCAAGGACCCCTACGTGTGGAACAATTCCACCATCACCCCTGACCTCATGCAGCGTGGTCTGTGCGCCTAAGCTTAAAGATTAGGATATTACTATTAATTAATAATGGCAAACGTCTCTAATGAGCTCTCTGAAACTGTATCTAAGCTTGTAGAACTTACAAAGCAACTTTCTGATGCGAAATCTGATATCAAAATTCTCAACCAGGAGGAGAAGCGCCTCAAGGAGTCTGTGAAGAAGCATATGGTTGATCAGGGTATTGATACCATTAACCTCAGGAAAGGTAAAATTAGCATCCGTAAATCCGTGCGTAAGAGTGCGATGAATAAGGAAGCCATCTCGGCCGGTCTCATGTCTTTCTTCGCTGGTGATGAGGCTAAGGTCGAAGGAGCTTTAAATGCAATTAAGGATAATCTCAAGACGAAGGAATCAACTTCTCTCTCATTAACAGGTATAAAAGATAAGCCCCCCAAAGAAGTAAGTAACTGATCATCATGGTCTGGAGTCAATACGTATACGAAGCGAACAACGGCTTTGATCACGACGCCAGTGATGATGATGAATTTCATGAAGACACTCCTCTGAATATTGAAGACTGGGAAGTCGAATACTCAGATGAACTCCATAGAATGTGGAACACCATTCAAACCCTTCTGTATGACGCGTCTATCGAACATTCAGGAGAGTTTTGTGATTTTGTTGAATTTTGTTTCAAGGAACATGAATCCTATATAGAAAAGGTGTCATGGGAATACGAAGAACAGAGCAGGTGGTATGAGGATCGTCTTTACCACGTCTGGAAACATGTCAGGCGAACTATCAATGACAACGGTCTTCACGAGGAGATGATGAGAGGTGCTTCGTTCTTTCACTTTCTCGATTTCGCTAAAAATTATATGAGCGTACATTAACATGCTTTCGAACCTCACCGCCCAGCGGGTAGCCATTCCAGCCGCACTTTTTTTAACCCTGAGCCCCGGGGTGCTGCTCACCACAGACGGGGAAAAGGTTTCGTTTACAAACCAAAAGACAAACAAGACTGCCATATTTTTCCACGCCCTCGTCTTCTTCATCGTCTACAGTCTCATAGCCAAATACATGGGCTTGGTTCTCACGAAGACGGACCTGTTGGTGAGCACAGCTTTGTTCCTGGCTCTGAGCCCCGGTCTTCTCCTTACTTTACCTCCCGGGAGCAAGGGAGTCTTCCGCTCCGGTCAGACGAGCGTGACATCCGCTTTGGTGCACTCCATCGTATATGCGATTGTCTTCGCGACATTACGGCGCCAATTTCCTCAGTTCTACTAAGTAGGAAGATGAAATATCTTATATTGGGTCCAGCTTCCATGGGTATATTCGCCCTCATAGGTGGACTCAAAGCGAGAGAATCTGAACTCGTCGATGTTCAGGAAATATCGGGGTCTTCGGCTGGTTCCATATTAGCTCTATTTTTAGCAGTTGGTATGTCAGTAGATGAAATATTAAATACCGCTGTGTCGATTAACATATCAAATTTTTTTAAAATAAAGTTGGGTTCATTCTTCACTAAGTTTGGTTTTGTAGACATCAATCCAATACGGAAGAAATTGGTTGATATTTGTGGTTCTGATCCCACCTTTAGTGATATAGATATGAAAATATACATATCCGCATTTTGTCTGAACAGTTCAGAAACGGTATACTTTTCCAAAGATACACACCCGGACATGAAAGTAATAGACGCGGTATGCATGTCTATGGCTGTCCCGTTCATATTTTCATGTGGAACATACATGGATAAGACGTACGTAGATGGTGGTATGAAAGAAGAGTATCCACTAACCCCATTCTTAGATAAAAAGCCACATGAAGTGACGTGTTTTAAAATAAGAACAAATCAAATATACCAGGAAGATATTAACACCCCAAAACATTTCGTAGAGACCCTGGTTCGTTCTGCACTCGCAAATAGAGAACGTTATAACACACCTATAGAAGAGCTGGAAATAAACATAGGTGATACAAATATTTTTGACTTCAACATGAGTTATGAAGAAAAGATCAAATTATTCAACATAGGTTTTAAATTTATAAATTAGTACTTTTTTGTCAGTTTAATATATATGATAGATGCGTGTGATCCAGATGCTGATCTCACCACTCTTCGTAAGTTGATAAAACTTAATACCGGAGAGAATATTAAACTGACAAAAGATGAAATTTGTCAGGTGTATAAAAATATACAGGATGAAAAATTACCTCTTCCTCCTCTGATCCTGAACAGGGAGAAGACATACATGACGGATCGTAAATCCCCTTTATCTGTCAGGGATTTTCAGAAGCTTTTCGATTCATCGACGAAAATGAGTGAAATAAAGAGACTTGCTCGCAAAGTGAAACTTGACGATGTCGATAAGAAATCCAAGGGGGACTTGATCATAGCCATAGGGAAAAGATTGAGACACTTGAAGATTGCAGAGCCAATCAGAATTTCTAGGAAACGTGTCATCACGAAAAAGGTTATTGACAATAGAAATGACCTGAATTCCGCCATGAACACCTCTGAAAAGAGGAACAATCTTAGCAACTTTGGTAATGACACCGTGAAGGGAAATGGGAACAACACTGGGAACACTGGGAACACCATGAACAACCGGAACAACCGGAACAACCGGAACAACCGGAACAACCGGAACAACACTGGGAACACCATGAACAACCGGAACAACACAGGGAACACTGTGAACACCAGGAACAACCGGAACAACACTGGGAACACTGGGAACAATGGGAACACCATGAACAACCGGAACAACCGGAACAACCGGAACAACACTGGGAACACCATGAACAACCGGAACAACACTGTGAACACCAGGAACAACCGGAACTCCAAGGTAAACTTTCCGAATGAAAGTATATTCAAGAGTCAACCTAGACCAAAATTTTTAAACAGAAGTAACTCTACTCGGACCAATAAAGTTCGTTTCGGTAATGTATTCAAAAGAAGCACACCGTCATTCCTTAGAAAAGGAACTCGTCGTCGCCGTGGTATGTCGCGAAATGATCCTTATATGGATCCATACAGTCCAAACATTCCCGTCGGACCTGGTCCGGATCCATACAGTCCAAACATTCCCGTCGGACCTGGTCCGGATCCATACAGTCCCAACATACCCATCGGTCCTGGTCCGGATCCATACAGTCCAAACATTCCCGTCGGACCTGGTCCTCGTCCCAACATACCCATCGGTCCCGGTCCTCGTCCCAACATTCCCGTCGGACCTGGTCCTCGTCCCAACATACCCATCGGACCACCCATGAAGCCTAAATCTCGTTCTATGTTCGGTGGTATTTTTGGTGGATCGGCGAAATCTACGTTGAAGAAAAAGTTGAAAACACTGAAGAAACTCAGATCTGATGAGGTTAACATGTTTTTGGCGAGAGTGACCAAGCCTGAAAATATTGACGACATATTTGAACAAGCTAGGTTGAGGGATCAACAAAGGTATACAGAAGAGTCTGAAAGAATGGAAAAGAAAATCAAGAATGCTAAGACGGACGAAGAGAGGAGAGCGGCCTTGAATGAAAACCGACGGATAAAACGAGAAAAGGCGGCCGCCAATCTTCAGGCTCGTAAGAATTTGAATATTTTGAAAAAGGACGAGCGACGCTTGAATATCTCGAGCAAAGCTGAAGCGATTAAAAATGCCAAGCAAGCTCTTCGACGAAACTTAGACACACTGAAACAACTGACCCGATCGGAGAAGAATTCGTTCTTACCACGTGTCCGAGCTGTTGAAAACATAGATGACGTGTTCGCGAGTGCGAGTGCTCTAGACAAGAAGCGTTACGAGCAGAAAATACAAAACGCGGAAACGAAAGCCTCGAGAGCTAGGTCCGAGAAGGAGAGACGTGAAGCGAAGAGGGAAAAAAATCGTTTAGAACGAGAGCAACTTCAAGAAGAAAAGAAGGCTCGTTTGAAAGTGAAACAGTTGAGAAATCAAACTGTTAGAAATAAGTTGAACAACACAAGGGCTAAACAGAAGGTGGAAAAAATAAACGCGAATTCTATCACTAAATCGACATCCCTGCAGGGTAAAACTAGGGAGAAGCAACTTCGAACCGCCAAAAATTCTCTCAAGAGAAATCTAGCATCCCTGAAAAAGTTATCTTCTTCCGAAAAGATGTCTTACATAAGTAGGGTTAGGACACTTGAGAACATTGACGACGTGTTCGCCGAGGCTCAAAGACTTGATCAAGAACGTTATGATCAGCAGTTAGCTGATCTCAAGAAAAAGAATTCTCTAACTCGGAATGAACGTGAGCGTGCACGACTCGCGAAGGAATCTAGACGTGTGGTGAAGGAACAGCAAAATGCTAAAATTAGATCCACTTCAAACCTGAAAAGGATGAGGGAACTTGATCGGAAATACAAGGATGAGGAAAGAAGACAAAACATCATCAACAGAAAGCGGGAGAAGCGAATCAGGGATGAAAATGTAAAACCAGAGCCGGAACCAACGCCTGCACCTGAACCCGAACCCGCACCTAAACCTAACACCAGAAACAAGATGAAGAGGGCGACACGTAAAATTGGCATGATGACAGCTTTCAAGAAGGCCGGAAACAACGCGCGTCAGAGGAGAGAAAACTTGACAGGCTTTATCAGTGATGATGACGATGACAATGTCAGAGAAAACGTCAAACCTAAAGAACCCACTACATTTAATAACCCCGCATTCAATAAACCCAAAAATAAACTGAAAAAGGCGGTGCGGAAAATTGGTATGACATCCGCGTTCAAAAAGGCTGGTAACAATGCACGTCAGAAGAGAGAAAACTTGACAGGCTTTATCAGTGATGATGACGATGACAATGTCAAGGAAAACGTCAAACCTAAAGAACCCACTACATTTAATAACCCCGCATTCAATCAACCCAAAAATAAACTGAAAAAGGCGGTGCGGAAAATTGGTATGACATCCGCGTTCAAAAAGGCTGGTAACAATGCACGTCAGAAGAGAGACCCCAAACCTTTCAATGCTCGAAGCAAGTTCAAAGGAGCTGTCAGTAAGATTGGTGCTATGAAGGCTTTCAATACTAAAAAGAAGAATGAAAACAACTTCAACGCCGCAGCTGAACTTAACAAACAATTGAACATTAAGGCAAAAGAAATGAACAAACCTAAACCTTTCAATGCTCGAAGCAAGTTCAAAGGAGCTGTCAGTAAGATTGGTGCTATGAAGGCTTTCAATACTAAAAAGAACAACTTCAACGCCGCAGCTGAACTTAACAAGCAATTGAACATTAAGGCAAAAGAGTTGAATAAAGAAAACACTGACAGGAAGGTTCGTGAAGGTGTTGAATTTAAGCTGAAACAAATTGATGGTTTAACAAACGCTGATGTCTCCGAATTTATGAAGAAATGGAACAAGACGAAGAGTCAGAAGATTTTCAATGCCGCCAGGAAGAGGGGAGCTGGTAAGATAGCTGGAAAGGAAAAGCGTAACCAAAGGGGTAAAAAGGTTGAAAATGATGAAAAGTCTGCCACAGAAGCTTCCCGTCTTTTCAATGCCGGTGGTGACGTGAAAGATCTCACGAGAGGAAAAGATGAACGTGGTGTTGATCCTGAACTCTTGAAAGTCACCCGGGAGATCATTCCCTTCTATGCGGCCGGTCGAAGGCGAGAAGCCTTCTTGAGGAAGGGTCGCAGGCTACCAAATAGCCGTCCAGTGATTGAAGAACTGAAAGAGAGAAAGGCTCTTCGAGACAAGTTTCAACAGGTCTTGACCAACAAAAGGAACACACGTGTCAGGAAGCAACTTCTCAATCTCGTTGAAAATGCGAATAAACCGATAAACGTGGTCCGAAAAACCGTGAACGACGAAATTAAAAAGCGGGGGACAGAAACAGACGCGGCCACTAAGATTCAAGCCGCCTTCAGGGGTAAGAAGAACAGGGAAAAGGTTGAAGCCATGAAAGATAAAGAAGTTTCTAATGTGTCGAAGTCCCTCGTGGCGGGAGCCATCAATAAGGTTAAGAAGGATGAGGCCGCTACCAAGCTCCAAGCTGCATTCAGGGGTAAGAGGAATAGGAACAAGGTCAAGGCGATGAAAAAGGAGAAGGAGGCTTCCAATGCCTCTAAGTCCCTCGTGGCGGGTGCCATCAATAAGGTTAAGAAGGATGAGGCCGCTACCAAGCTCCAAGCTGCCTTCAGGGGTAAGAAGAACAGGAACAAGGTCAAGGCGATGAAAAAGGAAAAAGAGGCTGCAACTAAGATTCAGGCCGCCTTCAGGGGTAAGAAGAACAGGAACAAGGTGGCGCGCATGAAGTTTGAGAAGAAGACGAACGTCGCGGATACATTCATTCCGGCTGGATTTGATCAAGACAAGGTGATCAATAATCCTCTCGCCCGAAACCCGAAACCCACTCCTACCCCTCCAATCAAGAAGTTCCAAAAAGCCGGGACAGCGATTCAGGGCGCGGTGAGGAGAGCGAAAGAAAAGAAGACAATGAACGCTGTCAAGGCTGCCGCGAAGATAGCGAGAGATCAGAAAAACCTGGAAAAGGCTACTCCCACACAGAGAAGGGTCTTGGCTCGAAAGCAAAGTGCCGAGATGGAAAGGAACAAGCGGGCGTCCGCTTCGGCCGCGGCTGGGCTCATCGGGAAAAAGGCACAGAAAAAACAAAACCGTACTGTAGCAAAACGTCGTGATATGTCCGTTGCGAAGGTGCGCAAGGCTAGGGTTCAAGAGAAGAAGGATTCTCGTAAGGAGACCAAGTCGGAGCCTCGTCGCTCAACGCGGATCGCTGAAGCTAAAATGCAAGCTGAAAAGAAAGCTAAAGCTGACCAGATGAAGAAAGAGAGAGAGTTGCGCAGAAAGCAGCAGACGAAAAAGACGCAAAAAAAGCGTCGCACCAAACCTAAGTAAGTTTGAATATAAAGAAAAGTATAATTAAAGATAATGAATTTTGACGACGATTGCACCGTGATTACCGACATGCCTCTCAGCGACGAGGTTGTCGATTTCATCGAGCAGAGTCTTCATAGGGATTTGAGCAGTGCGGATTTGGAGGAGTGGTGTGACGATAATTTGGATGACCTCGCCGGTATATATGAAAAGTATCGGGACACATACTTGTCATACGGACAGGCTGAGATGACGATGTTGTTTTTGCAGAGTGTGTATGACAGGGATGATGTATTAAATGTTGTGGGTCGTTTCGTAGATCATCAGATTTAATCCATCTCATCTATAATGGGACCATCTGGTTCATTTTGCTTCTGAGCTTTTGCTTGTTCCGCGTATAGAGGCACACACACGTCCATGAATTCTTTAGACTTGGCTTCAATCTCATCGACTTCAGCTGTTTTGTTGTTATCAATCCAAGTAATCATTTCTTCAACCTTCTCCTTAATTTTCGTCTTATCGTCTTCACTCAGAGTGCATTTCTCATCCTCGATGGTAGTTCGGGTATTATACACCGTACCCTCAAACTGGTTCATGACCCCAACCTTCTTCATATACGCCTCGTCTTCTTCCTTGTATTTCTCAGCATCTTTACACATACGTTCGATGTCATCCTTGGACAGCCTACCCTTGTCGTTAGTGATGACAATCTTTTCAGACTTTCCAGAGGCTTTGTCCTCGGCTGTCACGTTCAAGATACCGTCCGCGTCGAGGTCAAACTTGACGTTGATCTGGGGAACTCCTCTCGGTGCCGGTGGAATTCCATTGAGGTCGAACTTTCCGAGAAGATTGTTATCTTGAGCCTTGGCCCTCTCTCCCTCATACACCTGAATCGTCACAGTGGTCTGGTTGTCAGAGTATGTGGAGAACACCTGCTCTTTCTTGGTTGGAATGGTGGTATTGCGATTTACAATCTTTGTCATCACACCACCAGCTGTCTCCAGTCCCAGTGAGACGGGGGCTACGTCCAGGAGCAGGAGATCCTGAACATTACCTTCCTCAACCCCGGAAAGAATGGCTGCTTGCACCGCAGCGCCGTAGGCAACGGCTTCGTCGGGGTTGATCGTCTTGTTCAGTTCCTTACCATTGAAAAACTGGGAAAGCATCTGTTGAATTTTAGGGATGCGCGTGGAACCACCGACGAGAACAACTTCATCGATGGTTGACTTATCCATCTTGGCATCCTTGATGACCTTCTCCACCGGTTCCATACACTTCCTGAACAAATCTGTGTTCAACTCTTCGAATCGGGCTCGGGTGATGGAGGTGTAAAAGTCGATACCCTCATAGAGTGAATCAATCTCCACAGATGTCTGCGCGGTGGAGGAGAGGGTGCGCTTCGCCTTTTCGGAGGCAGTTCGCAGTCGTCTCAGGGCACGAGGATTGTCACTGGGATCCTTCTTATTCTTACGCTTGAATTCTTCGATGAAATGTCGGACGAGCCGAGAGTCAAAGTCTTCACCACCAAGGTGTGTATCACCAGCGGTTGCCTTGACTTCAAAAATACCATCTTCGATGGTGAGTAGGGACACATCGAAAGTGCCACCACCCAAATCAAAAATGAGAACATTCATCTCTTTCGATTTATCTTTGTCGAGACCATAAGCGATAGCGGCTGCAGTTGGTTCGTTAATGATTCGAAGACAGTTGAGGCCAGCGATAGAAGCCGCATCCTTGGTGGCCTGTCTTTGGGAATCATTGAAATACGCGGGAACTGTAACTACCGCATCCGTGACGGGTTTGCCTAGGAATGTTTCGGCAGTCTCTTTCATCTTAGTGAGAACCATGGAAGAAATCTCTTCAGGCTCGAAACGTTTCGTGTCACCCTTGAACTCTACTTCGACCACCGCCTTGTCAGACTTTCCAGACACAACTTTGTATGATAAATCCTTGATATCTTCCTGCACCTTCTGATCTGAAAATTTGCGACCAATCAATCGCTTCGCATCAAATACAGTGTTTTTAGGGTTCATCGCCGTCTGATTCTTCGCGGCGTCGCCAATCAGTCGTTCACTATCAGTGAACGCCACATAAGAGGGAGTCGTTCGATTTCCTTGGTCATTGGGCACAATTTCTACACGATCATTCTGCCAAACACCAACACAAGAATACGTAGTTCCAAGATCAATACCAATAGCTGAAGACATTATAGGTTATGTTCAATTTATTTCTCTAAATAATTTAAAGAGGTGAACTCTCTTTAACCTAGATGGACGAATGTCAGGTGTGTTGTGAGGAATTCAATAAATTAAAACACAAGCGTGTGGTCTGTATTCACTGTGACTACAACGTGTGTAAGAGTTGTTGTCAGACCTATCTACTGTCGACTGAAAAGGATCCTCATTGTATGAAGTGTAAGACAATGTGGAACCGGGAATTCGTAGACTCGTTTTGCACACGATACTTCAGAAACACTGAATACAGAAAGCATCGGGAAGAAGTTCTCTTCGAACGGGAGCAGTTGCTGATGCCCGAGACACAACCGGAGGTGGAGCGCATTCTGAGCATGAGAAAATTGAATGAAATATTGAGAGCTCAGAAACAAAGACTGTTGGAGTTACACACAATCCACATGAGGACAGAACAAGACATCATCAACTTGAGAAATCACCCAGAGATACTGACCTTATACAGGAATATGGAGAACATTTATAGACATTTAGAACATTTGAGACAGGGTGTTCAGTCTACAATGGTCGAGCCGAGACGTTTTATTCACAAATGCCCGTCAGAAAACTGTAAAGGTTTCCTGAGTGAGAATTGGTACTGTGGTCTCTGTTTCAACTATTTTTGTGAAAAGTGTAACGGTGTGAAATTGAAAGATCATGAGTGTAATCCCGATACTGTGAAAACCATGCAACTCATCAAGAGAGATAGTAAACCCTGTCCAAAGTGTGGAATATTGATTCACAGAACCGATGGTTGTGCGCAAATGTGGTGCACGTCATGCCACTGTACATTCAACTGGAGGACCGGTGAAATCGAGACGGGTAGAATACACAACCCACACTTCATCCAGTTTAAGCGTAAATCAAACACCTCGAGGGAACATGGCGACATACCATGTGGTGGAATACCATCGTTTAGGGAACTGAGGGAAAATATGGCTTCCCAGAAAATTCTACAATACGCGATAGTTGTCTACGAGACAGAAAGACTCAACTTTTACCTCGACACAAGACCTCCCGATAATCTTAATTTTAGAATCGGGTACATGCTCAACGATATGTCTAAAGAAGATTTCAAAAACATCCTTCAGAGACAAGAAAAGTTTGTGGACAAAGTCAGGGACATGGCGAACATATACGAAATGATCATTCACACTGGCGGAGACATACTCAGACAATACATCATTGATCCAGAAAATCACGATCATTACGTGTCTATATTACAGGGTATAGTGGATTACAGTAATGAAGTATTTTTGAATATCAGAAAAAGATACAACTGTAATTTGCCGAAAAATATTAATATATAGATACAATAGGATGATACTGATACTCTTTTTGATAGTATTGGTATTGTATTTATTACCCGTATACAAAAGTCCAACCGTTTTGAGGGATTTCATCTCACCCGAAGAACGAAAACACATCATAAAAGAAGCCAAGGAGAAACTATCAGACTCCCTGGTTGACACTGACGGTAGGGTCGATAAAGAAATTCGTCAGAGTCAGACGGCATGGCTTCAAAATACTGATCCAGTGGTGAGGGCTGTCATGGAGAGGTGTGTTGGATATGTAAATAAAACAATCGATCACTGCGAACAATTACAGGTTCTTCATTACAGTGAGGGTGGTCATTATAGACCACACCAAGATGCCTTTATAGGTGAAAAAAATGGTCGTCTCTACACTTTTATACTGGCGCTCACAGATGACTACGACGGGGGTGAAACTGAGTTTCCAAACATCAACAAGTCTTTCAAGTTAAAGGCTGGTGACGCTCTATTTTTTAACACATTAGATAATTATGGGTTAGATACATCCAAGGCTTTACACGGTGGGAGACCTGTAAAGTCTGGTGAAAAATGGATTTGTAATTTATGGATTAGAAAGGATCATTACAGCTGATCCCTGACCTTCTCACGGTTGGCCATGTGCAAATCTTGGACGAGAGCCTTATTCTCCGCGCCGTAAGGGACCGCGTAACCATTGTCACACATCCACTTATTCACGTTGGTCCAGATTCCATCCTCACAAACCCACACCTCGGCGAGAACACGGCCAAACTTTCCTCTAGAATCCGCCTCAGGGCATCTGAGTTCGATCTCGATATCATCCTTCTCAGACGCAACGGCCTTCAAACACCACTCCTTCAGCTTCTTCTTCGAGAGGAGACCAAACTTTTTCTCCTCCTTGTCAGAAGTGCGAGACTCGGGGGTATCGATACCAAGAAGGCGAACACGCTGCTTCGTGCAGACATCAAATCCTAGGTCAATGTTGACATCGATGGTGTCGCCATCGACAACCTTCTCGAGGGAGGATACGCGGTATTTATACTTGCACTCTTCAACGTTGTAGGACATATATGTTATGTATCTGCTAAATCTTTAATCATCTTGTTGAGGACGGAATTGATTTCGGATTTTGTCAGACTTCTAGGACCAACTGTGTTACTTGGGAACGTGTGGGCATTGATTTTATCTCTGAGCGTTTCAATCCCCCCAGTGTCTATCTTCAGAAAGTGGTGAGATTGTGCACTGAACCCCCGTCCCTCATTCAAGTAGCATCTTCCCGCGTAAACACCTACTCTCCTAAACGCCAAATCGTAGGGGTCACCTGGTTTGACGTAACTGAAACCGATAGGGGTTACCTTCTCTACCACAGATCTCTTGTGTTCCCTCTTTTCCCAAATCTGGAATACACACGGCACATCATACACACTTCCATTCACTTCGAAGGCATTTTTTTCAATGTCACGGGTGTGTGTGAGATGAAAATGTTCCTCGAAGGCGTTATTCATACTAGGTTTTGTGAATGATTTGGGTAGGATGAAAGCTATGACGTTCGCGAAGGTGCAACTCTTTTTGATGAACGCCTTGGCTAGTGAGGACTGCTTACCGAAGGGTGGATTACCAAAGACGATGACATCCCCAGACACTGTGGGTTCCCATTCAAAAAAGTTCATCTCTTTGACAGTGTTTGATTTTGGATCGATGTCCATCGCGATGCGTGTAAAGTGAGAATCTAGAGCGTCGACGAAAGCGCCCGAACCAGCTGAAGGTTCGACCCATGTATACGAAGAGGTGTTAGGCACGTGTGTGATGATAAAATCGACACAACTTTTTGCAACTTCTTTATTTGTATAAAATTGATCTTTATCATTGGTTCTAAATTTACCAGTGTCCTGGTCACCCATACTCACATATGATTTCTTGTCTTTAATCTTCGAGGACCACTCTGAATTTTAGGTGTTATGTAGCCGTCATAGAACTTGTTACCATCTCCGAGATATACACATCTACTTGGAAACTTTGTGAGCATGTCGTTAATCTTGAATGAACATTGCAGTCTACGCTGAGACTTGCTGTCGACTTTTGGATTGAGTTGTATCAGCCCCGACTTGTTTTGTAGTTCCTTTTTTGTGTCGTTGTATATTCTGAATCTTTCAGCCTTGCTTACTGGACCTGGAGGAATACCTTTGATGATGTTTTCCAGTGCCGAGAGGTCTTCATGGGTGATGTCACCGAAAAAGTCTTCCTTCATCCCCGTGAGGTCCAGTTGATATATGTTTTGAACAACCTTCCAACCATCGCGTTGAAGATATCGTATGACGGTCAAGTGCGTTTGATCTTCGTTCAGATGGTCGTATGTGTTGATGGCACTGCCCATACAGACTAAATTAGACTTGGTCGATTTGCAGTGATTGTCCACACCGTGTCTCCTGTTAAAATGGGACGGAAGATCAGTGTGAGATGTATAAGAGATCGAGTTCATTTCATCAATTGACGCACCCAAGATTGAACCGATTTCTCTTTCCCACATGAGTCCATGAACCTGTGTCTCGTTCCCATCATAGGAACTATTTTCAAGCGACAACCTTTCAAATCTCTTAGTCAAATCTCGAATACCTGACATTTTTGTCTTCTTCACTGGTGGAAAACGTATACATCTGACAAGACTTGGTGCGCTTAGACACTTAGAAAACATATAATATCATAGTACATTATAATGAGATGTTTCGCGTATTCTTCGAATGACTCCTACAAACATAAATTGATAAAGACCAGTCAAAATGTACTAAAAGATGTGTATGATAAAAAGGCGGTTGAGCAACATCCAAAACGGGCCGAAAATTTGAGACTTCGTCTACGCTTCAAAGAAGCGATACAAGAAGCACAAGAGATTTGTGAAGAGGAGGGAAAGAAATCTAAGGAGTGCCACCTCGCGTGGTATGAAGTGGATGAGTTGGACGACGCCATGTCTAGATACTATCCAAATCGAGACTAACTATCGGGGGTGGATCATCATACCCGTAATAACGTATCGTTATTCCAAACATCTTGTTGAGCACAGCGTTTAGTTCGAGATTTATAATATTCTTCCACGTGTTCATGTTTGTTTCAAAATACTCCAGACCCTCTTCACTGAAACACATGTCTCGAAGGTCTTTTCTGGTTCTGAAATCATGCATGAGTATATTGACGACACGTGGAAATGGAAGGCATCCTCTCTCAGCGGCGGATATCAAGTCTATGACGTAATATCCGTGGGTATCACAAATGAAATTCACCTGCATTGCGGGATATCCCTTGATGTATGCTTCAAAGTCACGCTGACTTGGAAGTGTGACAAAAATTGTGGTGTTCTCGTCGTCAATAGGGTTTGGTCTCGTCACACAGGGATGGGTGTGGTAGCTCACGAGTGATGGCCACACGTTGAGAACAGTATCGAGATCGACACTGCTCCGGTCCCGCGAGGTGACACATGTTGGTTTACCAAACAGAAGAGGTTCACCTGTCGTCATTCTGAAAGTTTTGACGTTTCCGGCGTATTCCCATTTTGATTTACATGATAGGGTGCTGACCTCTTTCAGATCCTTTATGACTTTACGTGGAATCTGAACCTGTTTCCTGAGAAACATTTGAGGACAAAATACTGTGCTCATCTAAAAGTAGTTTGAAAAAATTATTGGCGGTTCCAATTCATGATAACATCTCTCTTGAGAAGGGTAATGGTGCCGAGCTCCGGCCATAAGTAGTATCTGACTGAGATGCCAAACTGTTTGCGCATAATCGGGTCGATGTATTCGTTTATGAATTTTAACCAGCTGTCCCTAGTCACACGCGTGTATCCCACAACTCCCCACTGACCCTGTAAGGATCTGAACCGTTCACCTGTGGTCAGATTGTTGAACAACGCGACGACAGCATTCGCATCTGGTATTTGCATGTTCGTCTCGATGAGATCTATGACATAATACCCCTGTTTTTCAAGAATGAGATTTGCCTGAATCGTTGGATACGCCTTAATGTATGCTCTAAAATCTTTATCACTGGGCACGGTGAAAAGGGGTGCGTTACTTTCAGGGACGGGGTGTGTGTGATATACAATGTATTGAGTGAAATCTTCTTGGGATGGAGTCACCGATGCAAAATTTCCATTTGTTCGAGCCGAGGGTTGGTTAAACTTGACATAGTTCCGTGTGTTGTATACAGTAAACGGTATACTACCAACATATTCTACATGTTCAGCAAAGGTCTTCTGAAAAACATCCTTCAACTGATCGACGACTTTTCGACTGAGTCGCACAGACAAGAATCTGTTATTTCTGTTCAGTTTCATGATGGTGCCTACATTGAACTTGTTTTTGGGAATGTTCATTTGCTTAGACCTCACTTTCTTAGTCAGATTTCGCAGAGCCTCTATAATGTCGATCTTTCTCTTTCTACGCAATTTGATTAGACGATCAAGTGCCCGCCTCGTGTCAGTGTCTCCTCTCTGACGGTCAATCGTCCTCCTGACAGGAAGTTTCTTGATTGTCATCTTGTCATATATAGAGAAATTATTACATCTTAAATCAAATGACTGATGTAGAACAGATGGTCAGGGATGTATACGCGGAACTTGGTCCGGGATACAGTGAGAGGGTATACCACAACGCGATGGAAGTTCTTCTACGAGAAATGAAAGTTCCGTATGAAACGGAAAGACATATTCTTGTTCACTTCAGGAATCATATTGTGGGTCAACTGAGGGCGGATATCATAGTAGATGGACATGAGATACTGGAGTTTAAAGCTGTCAAAACCATCAATGAAGGGGCGGAGTTACAGGCTCGAAACTATCTTCATCTGACTGGTCTGAGGACTGCGTATGTTGTAAACTTTCCTCCTCATCCTGATCGTGAAGTGGAGATCCGAAAGATCTCAGTAAGACCATTAGAGGGAGAACTCTCGAAAGCGTTTGATAAAATTCGTTCGCATCATCGTAGTGTTTCTGTGGATCTAACACAGCTCCTTCCAGGAGCTCCTGAGCTTGAGTTAGATGAAATTTAGCCTGTTCCATACAGTATTGAACCGCCGGATCTGCATAATTTAGGTTGTTCATCTGGGGAATAACATAATGATCTAAATTATACAGGGTTATGAGAGCCTTTTCCTCTTCTTCAGTCATTTGTCTGAAGATTCTAAAAGAATGGAACAACTTAAGTTTCGTAAAATCACACGGTCGGTATAAATTCCCAACGTAGATCCGCACATATTTTTTTCCATATCACATCTTGATGATAGAGTTTCTCTTTGGACTTTAGAAGTGGAAAGTATTGCAGGTATTCATCTTCACCCAAGAGTTCACAAAACTTATACAAGACATACGAGTAACTGAGGAAGTTCTTCCTCTCCGCCGGGCAGTTTTTGTCGAACGGTTTTTGGATATCCTTGAACATGATGCGCAAAAGTTCCTCGAGTTCTTGGGGCATGTTGGGAGGTTTGATACCATTCAGTATGTTGGTGATGTAGGGGACGTGCTCGTAATACTTATTGAGACGAAGCTTCTTCAACAATCCTCTAATTTTGGCATGGGTGATATCCTCCAGGTTTTTGATTTTTATTTTTTTGAGTTCGGATCTCAGTTGTTCTATGACTTCGTCGGGGATGGTCGTCATCTCTTGTGCTTGGAACTGTGACAGCCACTCGTTGAAGTGATTTTCACGTTTATACGAATAGTTGACTATCTTTTCCGAGGTCTCTTGTTCTTCCCTATATGTCAGTTCTTCACTGATCAGGGTCGTCACTACGATACCACAATTTTCACAGACTAGGTCACTCGTTTCGGGGAAGTGTGTCAGGTTGCTCTCCTTACACTTTGGACACTCATCCATTAAACGTTCACTGGGTTTTGTTATATTTTGTTTTTCAACTTCAATCAAATAGTCTGTGAAAATGTCTTTTCTTTTTAAACCCACAGTTTCTTTTACATTAAATATATTGTCAGTGTTTGATTTTTCACTCGTCTCGTCAGTGTATTGATTCATGTACGGCATACATTTTATGATATAGTCTGACATTTCGGCTTCGTATCGTCTCCTATTTTGTGGATCTTTCTCTATCAGGTCTTTCCATTCTTTTATTCGATTGTTGTATCTACTTAAAAAATTACCTTCCATTCTTTATATAGAAATGCTGCTTAATTTTTTAAGTAATGTTATTTACATCTTCAAGAAATTGACCACACCGAAAGACTATCAAATCTTCAAGGAGGAACTGGAATACAGCGTCGACTATGACATGAAGTATCTCGTTGAAGATCCATTTTGGTTGAAGGAGTGTAAGGATTGGGATGGTATTTTGGAAAACTTCTACATCGACGTCACTGGGTCGAACTTCAGACATACTTCCATTCCCCAGAACGTGAAAGACATTGTGTTGAGAATCAAATACTTCTACAACGGTCATCTCTATTCCGTGATCACGAATGATATTAATTTTCTACCTGGTGAAAATGAAGATGAATCCATGCATTTCAGTATCCCCCTGACTGGTGCTTGGGTGGTTGATCATGATGACAAACCCATCACGAACATCACCGACAAAGTCAAGAGATACGCAGGTCCAAGGGGTGATTTTCACAAGGAGAAAGTTCCGCTTAAGGACTTTTTATACTACGATCATGAACACTTGAAGAGCAAGTTCCCCAAGATCATGTTAGTGAACGGTTTGGGTATGAAAAAAACCGTATCGACACTCGAAGGTTTCACTACTGATCTTCGGATACCTTAGTGGCAAGATAGAACTTGAGCTCTCCAAGGTTCGCGACGTTGTATTTGAGGATGAGGAAACGATTACCAGTTTCCTGAATAATCTGCACAGAAGCACACATACTCGTGGCTTTCGTGAAAATGTTGAGGTATTTGAGGCTATACAGACCTGAGATGGTCGGGCTTTCCTCCACACACTCGATCGACGTTTCTTGGTTCGCGAAATCACCTTCGCAGTTGAATTTGATTTCCTTACCAGTTCGGATGATTTCGATATAGTTTCCGATATTGGACATGTCTCGGCACAACCTCTGAAAGTCGATAGAGGGTAGGGTCGTCACAGTCGTCATCTCAACATCCGGAACCTCGATGCGACTCTCGTTGATATCCAACAGTTTCAGTTGGAACTTGGTGTTTGTCTTTTTGGTATCACTGGAAATTGTGATGTTCATATATTCCTTGCAGTTGATTTCAATCTGAAGAACATCATTGTTCGTGATTGTCTTGAGCAACTTGAATGTGTTGGAAATGTTAATGCCAGCGATGACCTCCTCCTGGTCGCACGAGTATTCTTCAAAATTATCAGCGGAGAGGAAGATGTCTACGAGAGATGTCCGAGCTGTGTCTAGTGTAACAATGAACATACCCTCCTTTCTGAAGTAGATGTTGACATCGTTTAGGATGTCTTTCAGTACTTCAAAAGTGGATTTGAAAGCAGCCGCTTGAATTGTAACTAACTTCATGATTACTGTTTAAACGCTTTACATCTTTAACTCTGTATATGGCTGCCCCTTGGAAACATCTTTGCTTATCTTTTCTTCCAACTCCTTCGTCATAGGTGGCTGTAAAGACTTTCCATAGTCGTCCAGTGAAAACATGTGAGCGTTGTCACCCTTTCCATCTAGAGAAGACATGCTGCACCCCATACCACCGATCGCGCTGTGGGATATCTCTTTCGCTGGGAGAAGGGAGTCCAACCAGTTTTTGATTTCGTTACCGACGAGGATTTTACCATTCTGTGTCAACATCGTGGGCACTCGGGTGATTTTATTCTTATAACTGGATGGTATACCCTGTGTATTTATGTTGTGGTAATGCACGAGTTGCTTGAGCTGATGATGCTGATTGATGTATTCAATGACTTCCATGGAAAATTTACATCTGGGACTGTAAATTAAAAGTGACATCTACTATTTCACAAGTTAAAATTCAAAAAAAAATTAACGCATACTTATAATATGAACTACCTCCTCGCCTTCATACTATTGGTCGTCGTGTTCATTCTGACCAACGAGAACGAACATTACGACTTGTTTGGATTCTCAGGATACACAGTTCCGAGGGAAACTCAGTTGATGGATCCCTTTCCAAATCTCACCGGATACGAGCAGGTGAAGAACGACGCGAACGCTGACCTGATGGAGAGCATTGTTCTCAAAACGAACAAAGAGATACACAAGAGGACTGGGATTTCAAATTACATCATAGAGACTACTTCGATGAAGAAGTTAGTCAAGGAGACAGCCACCATCTATGAGTGTCAGTTCATGACTGTGAAGAAGAATGGATTCTCATTTGGATTTTCCGTAGTTGTCTGGTTCATAGCGGAAGACAGAAAACCTCTGAAACTTTTAGCCATAAGATCACAACCTATAGGGTTCCAGAATCCTAATCAAACCCTGGGGTTCAACGAGAAGACAATGGGTAAGGATTTTATAGACTATAAACTTGTCAGGGAAAATCACATCCCTGACAAAAGTGATTTTGATTCGTCCATGTCTGTGTTCAGAGATCCGAACGCTGAACTGACCAGGGTGTATGTCGAGGAACCAGTGGGGGTGGATGTCCAAACCAAGCAGGTCAAGAATGAACTTCACGAATTGAGGGAGGACATCGAGGAGAATGTCAATGTGGCGAGGAAGAAGACGGACAACTTCCTACGCAACTTGGAAAATGATCCCGAACTCGTGAGGGGTCTCAAAAAAATTGAGAGAACAATCAAAAGTGGGTTTGAAACTGTAAAAAATAAATTGCAGTAAATAGTAATGTTAAGCATCAATGACGTGACGAAAATTGATGAAAAGAGGAAACGTATCAAGAAGGAAATATACACCAGAATCTATGAACAGTTTTCGTCTAAAATCAAACAGTCGGTCGAACTCGGCTGTAAACAGATATTCTTAACAGTGCCCAACTTTCTTGTTGGGTATCCAACGTTCGACAGGGGACAGGCTGCTCGATACGTGGCCAGGCAGTTTGTCCTCGGTGGTTTCACCGTGCAGATGATCAACGAGTGTGAGTTGTACATATCGTGGTACACCCCGAAGAAGAAAAAAGAGCGCACCGAAAAGGCTAGTGAAGATGATTTCCCCAATCTAATGAACCTCAAGAAGATGGCGAATAAATACAGGGGAAGTGCGTAGTAATTTCTGATTTTAAAAAACCCCTTAATCATAAATGGACAATTTAAACGTTCTCGTCGAAGCGAAGAAGGAATACCTCGGGCAGATGTGTTTAATTATGTGTCCAGCTATGATTGAAGTTTTTCAGGAAATGTACAATGAATCTGTGAAGACATCTAAGGGCAAACAGGTTTTGATCATGTTTCAGAAACTCCTGAAAGAGGTGCCTAACTGGTCGAACGCCATGTCCAAGAGGCATAGTGACAACATCACCGGACGCTGTGCGTGGTTTAGTGATCTACTGGCTGCCGTCTTCGTGGCGTGCACGAAGATTCTCTCCGCGGTCCGTCTCAAGGCGGACAACAAGAAGATTGCCCTCAAACTCCCCACTGAGGAGGTTTTCATTCAAACCTGTTACAACAACGCCGCGCGTGATCTCTACAAAGACCCTTACATCTTCCATGAGGAACAGAGTGAGTATGTTCGTGACGATAATCTGACCACGCGCTTCTCGAACTGTATCGAGAACACTGTGAAGGAACTGATTCCTGTCCAACAAATTCTCCAAACCTACATGTCCCAAGAGACTCGAGACATTTCCCTCGATGGTGACGTTCAGGATAGCACTGACCCCGAAGTGTTGGATGAGGGTGACGATCCGAACGCGTTCCCAGAGGGAGAGGGAGAGGGGGAGGAAGTTCAGGGTGAGGCGTGTGAAGAGCCACAGGCTACAGAGGAGGCTGCACCAGAACCCCAACTCACCGGTCTCGAGAATGAATTCAAAACCGTCCCGGGTGTGCAGGCTCCACCCCTCGAGGACCCCGAACCTGAAGAATATCAAGATACCCCACCTCAAGGTGAACAGGGTGAGTTCCAACCCAGGCCTCCCGAAGATGATGGAGTCCTCTTCGGTGACGCACCAGAGCGCAGGATAAAAAATCCCCGTTATAATTAAATGGAAGACCTGTCCAATTATTTAAGAGATCCCGTGAGCGCCGCTTTAATCGCGGCTGGTATCACGGCTGGTTACATTCATCTCAAGGCGTACCTCAACAACGAGGGTAAACTCGAGCTCAACAAATACACCAAGCCCGCGACCCTAAACGCGATTCTCGTGTTCTTTATTGTCTCTGGTGGTATTGGTAAACGTGAGGCTATTTCAACCGAGCCTTTCTAAACTTAAAGATTAGATTTGTAAAACAAGTAAATGGCGTCTGTCTCTGCTTTCAATGATATGATGGGTCAATTTCTTGTGGAATTGCACAAGACTTTTCCAGATGAAAAGGGCATCAAGAAAATGCTCACATCTTTTGATGTGTTAAAATCCACCAACCCTCGCCTCGTCGTCGACGGTTTCATGCAGGGTGTCACCCCCTACGCTGATCAGATTTCAGCGAAGGATGACAAGTTTCTCCTCGAGGAGTGTTCTAAGATTGATTTTCTCAAGGATCTCGACCTTTCCTCCTATTGGGAGCGTATGTCTGCCAACACCAAGGAGGCGACGTGGCAGTATCTCCAGACTCTATACATGCTGGGCACTACGATCATGGCTCTCCCCCCAGACAAGATGGCTCAGATTGAGGCACTCGCGCAGGGTGTCGCGTCTCAGCTACAGGAAGAGGGTGGTGAGTTGAATGAGGACGCTCTTATGAAGATGATGGGTAGCATGCTCGGTGGTCTCGGTCCAAAAAAATAAACCTGGGCTTATACTAAATGAAGAAGGTTTGGTTCGACGATCCTCGCCAACTCGTTGATGATAAAAACTTTTTACAATTTTGGCCTAATTCTAAACAGACCCCAGAAGACCGAATCAACTCCGCTTCGAGGTTTATCATTTACGCTTCTGCCCTGCTATATTTAATCAGGCGCGATCCCCGTGTCTTTATCTTAGGCACAACTATTTTGGGTGTTATTTACGTTCTTTATAAGTCTAAGATGGTCAAGGAGAGCTACGGTGAGGCGCCCAGCTCTCCTGAGGCGACGTGCCAGAAACCCACCATGGATAACCCTATGGGTAACGTGTTGATGACGGATTACTCGCAGGCTCCCAACAGGCTCGAGGCGTGCTATTACCCCACCGTCAGGCCTCATGTCAAGAGGTATACGAGTGACCGGATCCCTTACGACAGTGGACGGTCCAGGACTGCCATGCCCAAGTATCTGAGAAACGCCATGGAGAGGCAGTTTGTGACGATGCCAGTTTCCAAAATCCCAGGAGGGCAAACGGAGTTCGCGGAGTGGTTATATGGGCCCAAGAATGGTCCGATGTGCAAGAGTGATTCCAAGTTTTGCAACCCGAACGCCAGGGGTGTCCAACTCGATGCGTATTCTGGACTCGGGATGGATGGTGACAGAAGAGCCTAGAGGAAAATATCTCACGTTATAGTAAATGGCGTATCAGCTTCAACCTGGCCTTTCTATCGTTCAGAATAGCGGTGCTTTACCCTCCACAAAAGCTACCGATGAGGTTTTTGTTTATCCTCAGCCTGCCGGCCCAGTGAACTGTGGTGGGTGCAGGCCCAACACCATGCTTTACGGCACCGCCCCTTACAAGGCTGGTAAGGGCTCTCCCGCCCAGCACATAGATGTCAGTGATAGACTTCGTCCCCAGAGCACGACTCGCTTCAACAAGCACATAGTCAAGACGTATGAGAATGGATACTTCCCCCTTAACAATGTAGAGTGTAAGTTGCCGATTAGAACAATGCAGTATGAACCAGCCAGCACCAGAGCTGACCTTCAGAATGGTTTATTCCAGCAAAGATATCTTAATAAAAATGTTAACACAAAGTAAGAATGGCTGATCCCATTTCGCTTATGGCTGTAGCGGGTCTTGTATACGCTGGTCGTAACTTGAGCACGAAATCTCAACCACCAAAAGTTACTACCGAACCATTATTTGTAAGTAAACCGGCTGTCGTGGAGGAAGACAATTTTGAGCCACCTGTGGAAGTCTCTCACAAACGGGAAATGGCCAATTTCGGTGACATCGTCAACCAGTCTCGCACCAGCGGACAGGAAATGGCTGACATGCGAAACCGGATGTATGATCATGGACGGATGAACAATCTCTCTCCCATCGAGAAGGAGTTGGTCGGTCCTGGTCTCGGCGTTGGTCCAAACGTTCCCGCGACTGGTGGATTCCAGCAGATGTTACGCGTGAACCCCATCAATGTTGGTGAGTATAAGCTGACGACGCTTCCAGGCCGCACAGGTCCAGCCGCTGATATTACGGGTGGTAGAGGTGCGGTCGTTGGTCAGCTGACTCACAATAAGCCGGCGACCACCGCACACATGCCTACTCGTCTACCCTCGATGCCTGGAAGGGCTCAGGGTATGACCGGTGTTGTCCCACGTAACGAGCATGAGAGGACCAAGAAGACGACGAACCGCTCTGAGACTGGGTATCGCGGCGATAACTTGGGATTCAACGGTGCGAAGCGTGTCATCTCCGCCACCACCGCCGCCCAAGATCCCACCCGCTTCAAGAGTGATAACAACGGTGGCCAGTTTATGTATAACAACCAGCCCGCTCCCGGCATCTCCAACTTCAAGGGTGGATACACCAACACGGTCGCCGCTCAGATGAACGCGAAGAACAACGAGCAGCTCATGAAATACGGTTTCCGTCCCGAAGATAAGCGTGGTATGCCCAACCGTATGGGTAACCCCGGTCGCATGAACGTTCGCGAGAGTGCCCTCAAGCAAGGTGGCACGGTCACAGCCGTCCGTAGTGATACAAGCCGCATAGACGGACGTTTCAACGCCGCCAACGGTGGTTGGACCCAAAATTATCAACAGAAACCCTACCATCAGTTTAATGCCTACAAGGGTCAGAGTAACCCTCACACGAGGAGCCTCGATATCGCGAAGAGGCAGCTTCAGAACAACCCCCTCGCGCATCAGTTTTACCAGTAAAGTATTTACACGTAAACAAAAACACTCATTAAAATATTGTGCCTATATTTTAATGAAGGTTCATCAGTTGACTATAGACAGTGGTCAGAGGGACGCCTCTTTGTATGCTAACCCGAATGACTATGTCATCAACCTGGAAACTCCTATATACGACGTGTCACAGATTAAATTGGTGAGTGCACGAATCCCTACACCACAATTACCCGTATGTGCTACGAATAATACCATTCCGTTTAGAGCGACGAAACAAGATTCGACGGTAGAAGATTTTACCGTTAACATTCAAGACGAGCCGAACCACCCGTTAGTCACTGGACAGCAGATTGCAGCGGCTTTCAGTAGTATAGGTTCTGGCTACAATTTTCAGTTTTCATACGACGCCGATAGGAATAAGTTGTTGATAGGCCAACCCACGGACCCGGATGGGAATCATCTTCAGCAGCTCACATTCTTCTTTAAAACCGGACAAGACGGGTACGACGATTCGAGTTCGGAGCACACCACAATGCACCAGGTTTTGGGTTTTCTTCCCCTGGACGTGGACATAGTCGGCGGCGCCGCCACTGATTTTAGTACGATGAACTTGAATGGACCGAACTCTCTGGTGCTGCGTATATCGTCTGGACCTGAAAGGATGAGCCAAACTCTACCGTCCTCGGGACAAACACCCTATTATACGGGTCACATTCTCCTGGATGGAACTGACTTTGTGAACGTGAATGGTAAAGACGATAAGTTGACCCACGAGTTTCATACTGGATCCCTCAAATCAATCAGTGATTTACGAATTGAATTCTTCTACATGAGTCACGGTCGCCTGATACGATACGATTTTAGGCAGCAGGATCATGTCCTGAAATTTGAAATCGCCTGTTCCACAGACAAGTTGGAAAACCTGACTCCGATGAAAGAGGAACCGGTGGAGGAGGAAGAGGAGAAGGAAAAGTTGCCAGACATAAGCATTCCTGAAGAGAAGAATCTTTATGTATGGAAAATTGAATACATCTATATTACCCTGATCATTTTCACAGGTTTACTGTTGATCATGTCTATGGGTAAGAAGCGAGCTTAGCGGGTAATCGCGTAGACGGGCTGAGCGGGCTTGGAAACACGGCCGTTAACAGTGGTCACGATGAGGAAGATCACAACCGAGAGGAGGGTGGTCAGGAGAGCGGTGAGGACATACTGGGAGCCACCGTTCTTGGGGACCTTGACAATCTGGGTGATCGACCAGCGGACGAAGTCCATCCAGGACATCGCGGCGGCGAAGGAGAAACCCGCGACGATGGAGTTGAGGGTCTGGGTCTGGAGCTCTTGGGAAACGAGGTTGACGGTCTCGATAGCAGCGGACATTGTTTTATACAATAAGTTGGGAAAAAAATTATTCGAAGGAAAGTTTCTCTTTCTTCACAATCTTCTTGAACTTCTTACCTTTGATTTTTTTTGAAAATATTTCTTCATCATCCGAATCATCTGTAGAGCTTCCTTCTGACTCGTACTTCTTGAATTGGTCTTCATCGTTGAACGACCACGGCTCAGGCTCCGAGATGCTCATTATTATTAATAGCATTTTTTAACATCTCTTCTGTCGGATTCTGGGGAACCCAAGTGTCCCACATGTCATACGCCTGGTTGATTTCGTTCAGAAGGGAGTCGTCTCCTGAATATCTGACAAATTCGGGACAGTCTTCGTGAGCAACCTCCTCTATCGAAGAGGCATCCGAGTCAGACTCATCATATATTTCGGGCATGGTGCTACCGATCACCTGACCAACCCTACGCATAGCGCAATACTTTGTGGCGTATTCGACATCCTCTGGGAGGACGACGTCTCTATCACATCCCTTGGCGTATTGTCCCGCCATGATCATACTCTGTTCCAAAATGGGAAGCAAGATGTCTACCATGGTGCTGATGTATTCATTTGCCATGTCATCTGTTGATCCATTAAATCCTGTTTGCATCAGCATTTACAGTCTGTGTAGATACTTTTATCTCGAATAAAACGTTTCTCAGGATGAGTAAAAAAACTGGTATTAAAACCCAGAATAATACTAGAATGAATCTCCAGTTGAGGAAATTCAAGCCTGAATCAATGTCAGATGACAGGGTCTGTGTTTTTATAGGCAAGCGTAACACTGGTAAGTCTACCCTGGTGAAGGATATCATGTTTCATAAGAAGCATCTTCCTGCTGGTATAGTTCTTTCTGGAACAGAGGAAGGTAATCATTTCTACTCAGAATTTATTCCCGACTTGTTCGTTTATGGGGACTATGACAGGGACGCCATAGAAAGGGTGATGAGTAGACAACGTAAACTTGTCGGTGCCGGTAAAAAGAACTGCGGTGCCTTCATGTTGTTGGACGATTGTATGTATGACTCGAAGTTCTTGAAGGACACGTGCATTCGCCAATGCTTCATGAATGGCAGGCACTGGAAGATCTTTTTCATGTTGACGATGCAGTACGTGATGGATCTGCCACCAGCGCTTCGAGCGAACGTCGACTATGTCTTCATCCTCCGTGAGAATATCATTCAAAACCGTGAAAAGTTGTATAAATCATTTTTTGGCATCTTTCCCTCCTTCGATATGTTCTGTAAAGTGATGGATGCCTGCACGGAAAACTATGAATGCCTCGTGCTCGATAACACAGTCAAGAGTAATAAAATTCAAGACTGTGTCTTTTGGTACAAAGCAACCCTCAGGAAGAATTTCAGGGTGGGGTCACCGGACCTATGGAGACTTCATAAGAAGATGTACAACCCAAAACACGGAGATCTAAAAGAGGATGATGCCAAAAAGGCGACTCGTAAGACGAATCTGAAAATAACAAAGACGAAATGATTGCGTGTTTTATAATTTTTCAAAAACATAAGGGTATAATAAATGGCCACTGAGAACGTTATTACCATGAACCTCGCTGATAATGGGGATGGTATGGTGCCTTTGAATAATAATCCCACAACTACTTTCAGGCAGAATGAAGCGTATATTCAACCTGAAAAAAATATAAGTGAACATAAAGAGACGATGGATTCTACTCCCATTAATGACATTATGATGGAGCCCCCGATGATGACCGAAGAGCCTAAGATGCAGGGTGCTATGCCCCATATGACAGCTCCTAATCCCCAGGGTGCTTACCAGGTTCAGGCTGAGAAGCCCGCCAGCAAGAACCCCTTCAACCTCACCGATGATCAGCTCACCGCTCTCGTGGCTGGTTTCTGCGCAGCCGTCTCCGTGAGCAAGCCCATTCAAGATAAACTCGCGACCTCTATCCCCAAATTCCTTAACGAACAAGGGGGTAGAAGTTTAGTAGGTCTCGCCTCCACTGGTGCCGTGGCGGCCGTCGTTTTCTTTTTAGTCAAAGATTACGTCGTTAAAAATTAGATATACTGTTAGTCCTGGTGCCAGTTTCCCAACCCATGTTACTGTATATGGACTTATCCATTCCAGCGAAATACGCGACTAAAGTTCCAAAGGCAAATGTCCCTGATAATAAGAGACCAAGTTTCAGTTTCTTATCATTAGACGCCCTGTTGTTCTTCATAGCCTCTCGCGTGTCAGGAGAAACTTGATTGATGAGATATACGAGGATAAATCCAATGAGGGTGGATACGAGGAAAAAACCGCGATCCACCGCAAGCTGAGGGATGTTCCCTATGGCGTATCTCAACACGTTAGGAGCGATCAGTGTCATCCAGAAAAGGTTAATCACGTAGCTCTTCGAAAACTGGGGGAGCACGAGCACGATGTATAAAGCGACCCAGTAGGCCACAGCTGTTGCCAGGACAGAGAGTGGTGTCTTCATTAAACTTAACTGAGATTATTTGTCCTGGACATGTTGACCACAGAATTCTTTCTTCTCGGTGACTCGCTCGTATATTCCTAAATTGACACAAATATCCCTGAGCTCCTCATAATTTTTCCAAAATTCTGGGGAATGAGAATACTCTTCGACTGTGCAATGCGCGAGTTCATGAACGAGCACGTGGAAAATCTCATTGGGCTCACCGTCTAGACACACGATTATCTCTCCCCCTTTGTTCGTATTCGTTCCAACACTGTCATTCATCCACAGTTTACCGGTGATCGGGATGTGGCGTTTGAGCATGTGAAACTTTTCGTTGTTCGTCTCTTTGAGATGCTCCCTGAGGGTTTTGTACTTTTCATTGACTATCCTCAAATTATCTGGTTGTTTCGTATTGTAAAAAATTACAATCACTGCGGTGAGTAACACAATCAGTGGTATGCTCATCTCTTATATACAAAGATAAATTTACTATACAACTCTGAAATAGGATTTCCAGTCAGACCTTCCCACATGATGAGCTTGAATCCCAGCTCTTCCATGTGTGTGATGAGCAAGTCTTTGTATGCCACAGGTTCTGCCTTGGGACCATCCGCGTAGTAAGGTGTGTCTGTCAGATTTACAAATAACTTCTCCCCAAAACCACCATTTCCATGATCTTTCAGTTTAAAAAAATTACCATCACTGTCCAAGTAAGGTGTTTTAAATATAATCTTTTCAGAATCGGGGATGATACCTATAACTTTTCCATCCGGTTTTATTCGCTTTTTGATTTCTCGTATAGAACTGAAGAAGAGTTCCCTCGACGCGAAGATGTAATGAAGTGAAAAGTTGAAACACACGATGTCATGTTTTCTGTTTGGACAGTCGTGGATGTCACCCTCGTAAAAATTCACCCTCATGTGCATGTTTTTGGCGCGAGACTTAGCCTCCACGAGGGCGCTAGGTTCTGGGTCGCACATATTGATGTTCGCCCCACACCTGTGCCATTTTTGAAGATCTCCACCAAAACCACAACCGACGTCTAAGATACTGTTACCCTGCTTCGTGACAGACTGTATCAAAGATCTCTTGGCCTCGTTGTGATTTTTTCGGATCTCTTCCATGGTTTTGAATAGAATCATTCCTTTAAGAGTTTACTTAAGTATAAAGAACTTAAAGTTTTGAATAGACTATTGGATATAATGTCTCTCACACAAGATTACACCACCGTTCCCGGGCAGCTCTTCGCGTGCCTCTCCGTTGTCGGACCCGAGGCTCCTCAGAAGAATGACAAGTTTGGAATTAAGATTCGTGGCGCGTTTGCCAACCGTGACGAGGCTGCTCATCACGCCAAGCGCCTTCAGAAGGAGGATCCCACTTTTGACATCTACGTGGTAGACATGTATAAGTGGCTTCTCATTCCCCCCGATCCCGCGGCTATCGACGATGTCCACTACACGAACGAGAAGCTCGAGGAGATCATGACTGGATACAAGGAGAACCAGTCGCAAGCCGCACGACTCTTCCAGGAGCGTAAGGATGCCATGATGGCGGGTAAGAATCATTTCTCCCCCGGTGATGACAACTCTAAGTTCTACACCAAGCCTGATGAAGCCCCAGTTTCTCACCCAGCCGAGGTTCTCGAACGCCTCAAGAAGGAGAAGCCAGACACTCCCATGGAGGAACTCGTCAAGGAGGCTGATTCGATCGTAGCCACAGAGATGGAGGAGAGACGTAAAGCGCGTGAGGAGGAGAATTCCACGCAAGCCAAGCTCGAGGAGATCACAGAGGAGGGTGAACCTGAGGTCACCTCTTCCGCGTAAATAATATATACATATAATAAACAATGATGGAAATTATTCTGACCGTTCTCTTGGTCGGAGCGTTCTTTATTTTGTTTTTTAAACCACAATACACTTTAAAAAACAAAAAGGAGGAAGAGGAGGAGGAGGAGGAGGAAGAGGAAGAGGTCACCG